GATTTTTCTGGTTCAATGGCTGGTATCCTAGCTGATGTGATTAAACAAACCATTACAATTGCTTTATTTTGTAAAAAAGTTGGTATTCCATTTGAGGCTTATTCATTTACAACTAGACCTTCATATGAAAACGGTCCATTCAATATTAAAGAAAATGAAATTGAAAATGTTGATTCCGTAAAATTGGTAAATATTATTTCATCTTCTCTTAAGAAAAATGATTTTAATGAAGCATTAATGCATTTATATGGTGTTGGTGAAAATCGTGATTATGCATCTTCACTTCATTGGGTGGGTCTTTCATACTACGACCGTATGGGTGGAACACCTCTTATTCAATCTATTATTGCGAGTGAAAAACTTATCAATAAGCTTAGAGCCAAAACAGGTGTTCAAAATATGAATGTTATGATTTTAACTGATGGTATGGGTGACTGGATCCAAACTAAAAATTACTATGATATACTTTCAGGTGATACTGATGTTAACAAGAATAAAATGCGAATTAAATTTGGTAATAAAATGATTGTGGGTGATACATCTGAAGAAGTTCAGGAAAGTGCCCTTAAAGTGTTGGGTGAACTTACTGGAGCTAAGGTTCTTGGCTTTTTCCTTTGTGGAACTAAATCAGACTTTTGGCATGGATATAAAATTGCTTCAAATGAGGAATATGTATATTCACATGAGGAACCATATAAAAAGGCTCATTCTGAATGGGCTAAGAATGGTGTAGTTACTTATAAAGATGCTGGTGGATATGATGAATTTTTCATTGTTAAAGTTGGTACTAAAAATGTACCTACCGAGTTTGAAGTTGAAGATAAAAAAGGTACTGGTATTGCCATTAAAGATATTAAACGTGAATTTAGAAAATTCAATAAGAATACTAATAAGGCTAAAATGCTTGTTAATAAGATCACTGATGCTGTTGCAGCTTAGGTATCACTATGGGGATACAAAAAGGTATCCCCATTTAGTTCGAATTTAGTTAACACTTTTGAGCTAAGTATGTTATAATATACATATACAAAATAAAAAAAGGAGTAATAATATGAATAAAAAAATAATCGAACAATTACAAAAGAACTACCCAGACACTACTGAATTTTTACCTAGCCAGGTAATTGCTTCCGCGGCTCAAGTAGGTATCGACGAAACTGGAATTTATAAAGAAATGCAAAGTTTCCCTAAAGTTCGTAGAGGTGTTTATGATATGGCTGGTGTAGTTACACCATTTAAAGCTAAAGCTAAAAATGTTGTTGAAAACATTGGTGTATCTTCTGTTGCAAACAATGAAGTTTATATCCCTACACCGGATTCTACATTTGTTGAATGGGGTAACTTTAGAGATGTATTTAAAATTATTAAATCTCAAATGTTTTATCCAACATTTGTTACTGGTTTATCTGGTAATGGTAAAACATTTATGATTGAACAAGCCTGTGCTAAAGCTGGCCGTGAATATGTTCGTGTTCAAATATCACCTGAGACTGACGAGGATGATCTAATTGGTGGTTTTCGTTTATTAAACGGTGAAACTGTTTTCCAAAAAGGTCCTGTTATTAAAGCCATGGAAGCTGGTGCAGTGTTATTAATTGATGAGATTGATAGAGGCACAAATAAAATTATGTGTCTACAAGGTGTGCTGGAAGGTAAGCCTGTTTTAATTAAGAAGACCGGTGAGGTTGTAACACCTGCAAAAGGGTTTAATGTTCTTGCCACAGCCAATACTAAAGGTAAAGGATCTGATGATGGTAGATTTACCGCGGCGACAATTCTTGATGAAGCTTTCCTTGAAAGATTTACAATTACTGTTGAACAAAGTTACCCATCAGCTGTTACTGAAAAGAAAATCATTATGAAGCATATGGAAAAATTTGAAAAGATTGATACTGAATTTAGTGAATTGCTTGTAGGTTGGGCAGACACAATTAGAAAGACTTTTGAAGATGGTGGTGTTGATGAGATTGTTTCTACTCGTAGATTATGTCACATTGTACAGACGTATTCAATCTTTGGTAAGAGAGACAAGGCAATTGCTTTATGTGTTAACAGATTTGATGATGACACTAAAGAGGCTTTCCTTGATTTATACACAAAGGTAGATGCTACTGTGTCAGGAACAGGTGAATACCCAAATGCATCTTCAACTGATGACTTTAATATTTAAACTAATTTGAAAAATAATCCGTTTAGGGGTTTACTTTTGCTCCTAAATGTGTTATAATATACATATGAACGAAATAAATTACAAATACAATGAAGATAAACTACTTAACGAATTTATCTTATATATAAATAAAACGTACGGTGAGCACTATGCTTCTGAAGATGGTGTACAAACGATGGATTTAATATCATCGACGAATAAAGGCCTAGACTATAGTTTAGGTAACGTCATTAAATATGCTGCACGATATGGCAAGAAGGCTGGTTACAACCGGAAAGATCTTGTCAAGATTATGCACTATGCTTTATTGGCATTGAATGAACATGATTTAAATAATGAAAAGGAGTTAGTGAATGAAACTAAGTAATAATACAATTGAAGTCTTAAAAAACTTCTCGGCAATCAATAGCAATATTGCTTTTGGTACTGAATCAAAAGTGCTACGTACAGTGGCAATTTCAAAAAATCTGATGGCAAAATCAAATGTGGAAGAAGATTTTCCATATAAATTTGGTGTATATGACCTACCACAATTCTTAAGTTGTCTTGGTATGTTTGAAAATCCTGATTTAGAATTTGATGATTCTCAAAAGTTTGCTCTTATCTCGGATGGTAATTCTACAATTAAATATTACTTCTCTGATATTGAGAACTTGGTTACAACAGATAAAGATCTAAATATGCCAAACATTGATGTAACATTTACAATCACTGACTCTCAGTTAGGTGCAATTAGAAAAGCCTCAGGTGCATTAAGTGGTGATAATCTTGTTATTACTAAGAAAGATGATGGTAACATTAAGCTTACTGTAACCGACATTGATGATCCAACATCAAATGAATATAGTTTAGATATTACTGATTGTAATATTGATACTGAAGCAACATTTGAATTTATCTTTAACATTGGTAACTTCAAATTTAACACAGCAGATAAATATGTCTTTGGAATTTCTTCCAAGATGATTTCATCTGTGGTGGCAGGTGATACCAATTACTGGGTTGCCTTAGATAAAAATTCTAAATACGGAGTATAAAAATGAGTGAAAAAGTAAAAGAAGCAGTAACAGAAGAAGCACCAGGTATTGGTTTACAGGACATCGCGGCTTGTGTACAAATTATTGACATTGTAACCAAACGTGGAGCATTTGAAGGTGCTGAATTAGGTGATGTTGGTACTATTCGCAATCGTCTTTCAGCATTCTTAGAGGCTAATAAGCCAGCGGAAGAAGCTACAGATGGCGGAGATGCTAGTGATGATTGATAATAACGAGAAGTGGAAGTTCGTTATCCACCAGAACGAAAATGGTTTATATCATGTTGCTGAAGAGTACTATGATGATAACAATGCAGTTACTGGTTGGAGTGAAGGTGAAATTTTAATTACTACCGAGAAAGATGACCTTATTCCTTTATTGGAAAAAGCTCTTAATGATCTTAGAGGCTAGTTAGACTCGGGCCTGTAGCATAACGGTTAATGCAGTGAACTCATAATTCATTGAGTCCTGGTTCAAATCCAGGCAGGCCCACCAAGTCTCGGTAGCTCAACTGGATAGAGCAACGGCCTTCTAAGCCGTAGGTTAAAGGTTCAAGTCCTCTCCGGGACACCAAATTTTATTAAAGGATTATATTATGTTAGAAAGTGAAGTGAAAGATGTAAAAAGTGTTATGCAAGATGTTTTAGATTCAATGATTAGAATTGACTCTGAAAAAGATTTTATTAAAGAAACTATTAATGCGCTTGCCGAGAAATATACACTAGACAAAAAGGTACTTAAAAAGGTAGCATCTATTTTGTATAAATCAAACATGGCAGAAGTTCAAGCCAACAATAATGATGTTGAAGAACTTTATGAAGATTTAACGAAATAGGGGTTTACTTTTGGCCTGTTTTGTGTTATAATAGTATTATGAAGCACGGGTTAACTGATTAATATTTTAATCACCTCCGCCTTTTTAGCACTCCGGGAGTAGTGTGTGCGAAAACTCCCCCTAATTTAAATAATGGAGACGTAAATGAGAAATGACTTTTTATGGGTAGAAAAATATCGCCCAACCACTGTAAACGATTGTATTTTAGATACATCATTAAAAGATACATTTAATGAGATAATCAAAGGTGGAGAGTTACCTAATATGATGTTTACTGGTACTGCAGGTGTAGGAAAAACAACTGTTGCCAGAGCATTATGTAATGAATTAGGACTCGATCATATTATCATTAACGGTTCCGAGGATGGCAACATCGATACCCTTAGGGGTAAAATTAAACAGTTCGCTTCGACTGTTTCACTTATGGGAGGATATAAAGTAGTCATTCTTGATGAAGCAGACTACCTAAACCCCCAATCAACTCAACCAGCGTTACGTGGTTTCATTGAAGAGTTTTCTAACAATTGTCGATTCATTCTAACTTGTAACTTCAAGAATAGAATCATTGAACCATTACACTCTAGATGTTCTGTGTATGAATTCAATGTTGGCTCAAAGGCTACTCTTGCAGGCCAGTTTATGGAAAGGTTACAATTTATCCTATCAGAGGAAAAAGTAACTGCGGAACCAGCAGTGTTAGCCGAATTGATTATGAAGTATATCCCTGACTGGCGTAGAGTTATTAACGAATGCCAACGATATGGTATTGGTGGTTCTATTGACTCGGGTATTCTTACTACACTATCAGAGACATCTATTAAAGAACTTATGGAAGACTTAAAGAAAAAGAACTTTAAAGGTATGCGTAAATGGGTAACTAATAATATTGATATGGAATCTGCTAAACTATTTAGAATGATTTATGATAATATGTTAGAATATGTAGAGC